CTGATCGCTGCCGGCATCGCATTGCTGGTCGTGGCGCTTGTTACCGCGTACAACAAGTTTGAATGGTTCCGTGACGGCATTAAAGCAATTGTTAACACCGTGATCGGATTCTTTGCTGGCATGGTCAACGCTGCAATCGGCGCGGTTAACGCAATCGTGAGCGCGTACAACTCAATCCCGTTGTTGCCTGATTTGCCTAAAGTGCCAAACTTGCCTGTGCCACAAATTGGCGGAACACCGACACAAGCTGCAGGTCGTTTAGGTTTGCCACGTATGGCTGAAGGTGGCATCGTGTCTAGTCCTACGCTTGCCCTTATTGGTGAGGCTGGCCCAGAGGCAGTCGTGCCGTTAGACCGCATGAATACTGGCGGGGGAGTTACCGTGAATGTCACAGGTGGACTCTCAACTAGCGCAGAAATTGGTCAAGCCGTGGTCAACGCATTGCGCGCCTACTCACGGAGTGCAGGGCCATTGGCTCTGAACATTGCCTAATGCCAGGCGTCGCTGTTGTTGATTCAGGTAACTATGACCTGCAGATCGCCACAGGTTTTATTGTTGACGCGTTTGTTTTAGATGACGCGCTCAAAGGCGTTTTAGATAACACTTCATACGTGTTGGACGGCACGACTGAGTTCGCCAGCGTCATGGACTCGACTGTCAGCATCACAGCCAAACGCGGCAGACGCGACATAGGCGACACGTTTAGCGCCGGCACGATGACGTTCACCATTCAAGACGTGGACGGCATCTTCAACCCGTTTGACGAAAACAGCCCGTATTACGACACCGCCGAAGCAAAGCCTGGACTAGCGCCAATGCGTCAAGTTCGCCTCATTCGATACAGCTCTACCGATGTCCCTGAATTGCTGTACTCGGGCTATGTCGTGAATTACGACTACAACTTTGCACTTGGCGGTTTGGACACGGTGACCGTGTATTGCGCTGACCAGTTTTATTTGCTAGCACAAACCTATTTGGATGAGTTCAACCCAATAGCCGAAACGTCTGGTGAGCGCATTGAAACCGTGCTTGATCTGCCAGAAGTTAACTTCCCAGCCTTGGCTCGTGACATCTCAACAGGCACCGTAAACCTTGGCCATGATGCGTCGTACACCGTGCCGGCAGGAACCAACGTGTTGCAATACATTGCTCAAATTAACGACACCGCCGAGTTTGGTCGCCTGTTTATGTCCCGTGAAGGCGTGCTCACATTTCAAGACCGCATCGGTCAAACCCTGTCGGCGCCAGTAGCAGACTTCCATGATGACGGCACGGAATACAAGTATAACGGCGTGGGCATCTCATTTGAGGCTGACGCTGTAGTTAACCGCGTGGTCGTAACAGGGTTGGACGGCAAGACAGCAACAGCCACCGACGCAGGCTCAATTGCCACGTACTTTATTCAGACCAACAGCATCACGAACAGCCTGCTTCACGTGCAGGGAGAAATTGATACCGCCGCGTCGTACTTGTTGAACCCTGAACCCGAAGCACGGTACACCAGCGTTGAAACTGCATTCCTGATGCTGACCACGGCCCAAAAGGACACTCTGGCAACCCTAGAAATAGGCGACACCATCACCGTAGAAAAGACATTCCCAAGCGGTGCCGGCACAACCCAGTTGGCCCAAGAGCTGTCTGTTGAAGGCATTGAGCATTATTTGGACTTTTCTACTGGCCACAGAGTGCTGTACTCAACCGCGCCAACAACCATTGTTTACGAGTTGATCTTGGATAACGCGGTGTATGGCACACTCGACGCAGAGAATGTTTTAGGATAAGGAGCACTTATGGGAGCCAACGCACAAACAGCAGTACCAGCCTTTGTTGCTGGGGAAGTATTAACAGCTGCCGAAATGACGCAGGTCAATACTGGCATACCAGTCTTTGCAACAACTGTGACTCGCGATGCTGCCTTTGGTGGCGCAGGTGAAAAGGTGTTAGCCGAGGGCCAATTTGCTTACATCGAAGCAACGAACACTACGCAATACTATGACGGCGCGGCGTGGCAATCGGTAGGTACAACACCTGGGCTTGTTTATGTAACGGGCGCCACGTTTACGGCACAAACAACCGTTGGAATGGCGGCTGGTGTTTTTACTAGCACCTACAAAAACTATGTTGTTTTGTTAGACGTAACATCTGGCGGTTCTGGCGATAGCGAAGTGACATTCCGCGTCAACAATGCTGGCTCCGCTCGAACAGGCGCAAACTATTACGCCGCACGAACGCGAGTAAACAGCGCTGGAACAGTAACCACAACGGGCTATAACGCTGCAACGTCTGCAGGTTTAATCGTTGGTTCTGGAACTTCTGGTGACGGTGTAACCATTGCAGTTTATGATCCAACCAATACCGGTGGATATACAACATGGTCAGGCCACGGCGGTTTTCAAGGTTTCAGTAACTTTGGTGGACAGTATTTTGTCCAAGAAGCAAACGACGGACTGACATTTATATTTGCTGCTTCAAGCACAGGTTTCTACCGTGTTTACGGATACTCAGAAAGTTAAAACCATGACAAAAGCAAAAGACGAACAATACGAAAAAGACCTTGCACAATTCGCTGCATGGCGCCAAGAAGAAGACAGCAAAGCAAAACTTAAAGAAGCAACATTAGCCAAACTCGGACTTACTGCAGACGAAGCAGCCGCATTGTTGTCGTAATGAAATGGCGTTACCTCATCGGCTATGGCGCGCTGATCGCGGTCGTTTTGTGGGGATGTTCCGGATGTGCTGACAGGACTCGAATGAACTGCATCAGAACAAAAAACCAAGCGGTCACGCTCACCACAGAGCTTCAAGTTGGCGGTGGTCGCTGTGGCTAGATACACCAACGATGAAATCAAAGCACGACTTATCCTTGTCGTAGGCATAGGTCTTACATGCGCGTTTGTCGGCTCAATTTTCACATTGCTCTACGGATTGCTATTTGTCACCCAGCCTCTTGAGCAAGCACCAAACGACGCAGAAGCATTTTCTGTGCTTAATCCAATGCTCATGACACTCTCTGGCGGTCTTATAGGCTTATTGGCATCTAATGGACTCAAAACCAAAGCAAAGGATGACAACCATGAAAGCTAAAGACAAAGCCCTACTTGCCTCTTACGGTCGCTCGGTCATTGCAGCGGTTATCGCGGTGTATTCAACAGGCAACACAGACCCAGCCGATCTTGGCAAAGCAGCGCTCGCCGCGCTTGTGCCAGTTCTCATTCGATATGTGAACCCGAAAGACCTGGCATTTGGTCGTGGCAATAGCCAAAGCTAAAGCAGGCGTGCCAAACGCACGCGACTACATCGGCAACGCTGACGGTGCATCACCAGCGCCACGTGCCGGCATGAATGAATTTATTAAGCAAGTAACCGCGCACTCGAATGGCGCGTTTGTCAATCTTGGAAGTTGGGGTCAGCGCGACGTCAAGGGAAAACCAGGAACCTTGAGCGTTCACGCAACAGGAAGAGCGTGGGACGCTGGATTTACTACAAGCGAAAAACACCCAAACGCAACACGCATAAACGCTAAAGCATTTATTGACAAAATGATCGCTCATGCAAACGAGTTGGGCATACAAATGGTGATTGATTATTTCCCAAAAGAATTCGGCGCGGCATGGCGTTGCGACCGACAGGCTTGGAAGAACTACGACAGCAAAACCGTGTCAGGTGCACCTGGCGGTCGGTGGTTCCACATTGAGATTTCTCCACAGGCCGCCGACTCGGTGATCTTCGTAAAAGCCGCATTCCTAAAGGTGTTCGGGGAAATCCCACCTAAGGCTTGATCTATGTTCTAGGGTCGGAGTACCGACAAAAGGACAGGCAATGACTGACCCCCAGATATTTGATTACAGCGTCTATACGGGAGTGATGGACAACGGCCAAGAAATCTTGGTGCAGATATTTACCAGCCCAGAGTCGGGCAAGTTCCTATTGGGACAAATCGCATTCAGAACGCTCACCTCGAGTTGGGGTCAGCCCATACCTTTGGAGAAACGATGAACTATTTTGCAGAGAAAATCATAGGGCTAGTGCTTTGTACGGTTTTTGGCTTTACGGTCGCTGTAGGGGCTCCTGACGCGTCTGGTAGCCCGTCTGGCACCATTGCCCTAGCGCCCTATTTAATTGAGGCAAGCACCACCACGTCCAGCACATCGTCAACGATCTTTATTGACCCGTACAGCTCGGCTTGTCAGCAGTTCAGCGCGCTTGCGGTCAACCTTGGCTGGCCTGCCGATCAGCGCACCGTGCTCGAGTCTGTGATGGCTCGCGAGTCAAATTGCACACCAAACGCGGTTAACAGCAAAGACCCAAACGGCGGGTCGCGCGGGTTAATGCAGATCAACGGATTTTGGACACCATGGCTTATTGATGCCGGCATTATTACCGATGCAGAAAACTTGTTACAGGCTGATGTTAATTTGCGTGCAGCGTTAGCAATTTACAATTACGGCGTAAACCGTCACGGCTACGGCTGGGGGCCATGGAGTGCAACAAAATGAGTGAAGGTGTGGCATGGAATCAAGGCGAACTATCAGAAGAAACCCGACGAATGGTAATGGAGCAAATGATGACAACTAAACACGACATGGCAATCTTTAATTTGATCAACGAAATTGCAGACATAAGCACCAATCCGCACGCAAGCATTATTCAGCGTCTTAAAGGCATGAAGAACTCGTTGTCATTAGAAGAACCAATGCCATTGCACGATGTGACTACACTCGACTTAGCAATCAAAGCACTACAAGCACATTCCTAACCGACAAGGGAGATTCCGACAATGAAAACCTGCACGATCTGCAAAGGCTCAATCGCCTACCCAGACATTCAAGGCAAAACACATTTCGTATGTGACGGCCGTGTGCCGGCAAGAAAACCGTTTGCTGTTGGCATGGCATTATCGCAAGCAAGCGCAGACACTAAATGGACACCA